AAGAAAAACCCCGCGACCTGGGCGGTCGCGGGGTTGATGGTCTGGGGCTCGACGCGCTGGTCGGTCAGCCGGCGATCGGCGGCGGGCTTTCCTCGCGCCGGATGCGGCGCCCCAGCGGCGTGATTTCGTCGCCATTGCTGGCGCTGTAGTTATCGAAGCGCAGCACTTCGGCGCCGAAGAATTGGTTCATCGACAGCATCCGCCGCATGATCGGCGCGATTTCGATCTGGAAGAACGTGTCGAGCGCATCGCCGACCTTCCCGAACCCGCCCGAATTCGTCGGCACAATGCCCAGCAGCTGCGGCGGCACCCGATGCGCGGCCAGCATGTCATCGCGCGAAATGTTCTTCACCCCGCTGAATTCATCCTTCGCCGCGACATCGGCGATCGGCATGATCTGGACCCCGTCTTTCTTCCCGCCAGGAATATAAAGGAACATGTTCTTGAAGTTCCCGACGCCCTTGGCCGACTTCATCTTGTCGGCGATTTCATTCGCGGTCGCGGTATCGGCGAAGGCGTCGTTGACGTAAAGGATGAAGCCCGCATGCGCCCCGTTCAAATAATAGCGGCGGCGGAACAGGGTCGCATTTTCGTTCAACAGCCCCGACTGCAGCGCCGCCAGCCATTCGGGCAGGCCATAGATTTCCTGGGCGACATCGGGCTGCTGCAGCTGGAAGATCGCGCCTTCAGCGAAGCGATGTTCGCGCTGCAGGCCGATGCCGCCCAGGCCGACGAAATAGAACCCGCCGCCGCCCTTCGGCGCGCGCACATGCCGCGCCGGCGCATGCCTCACCTGGGCAAGCCCGCCGCGAATGTTCGGCACCTTTTCCAGATACCCGTTCCCCATCTGCAGGAAGTCGAGCGCGAACCGTTCGAAATCCGCGGCGCCCAGCTGGGCGGTCGGCGCCTGCAGGCCGGCCAGCAGGTTTACCTTCAGCCCGATCGCGGCGCGATGCTGGGGCGCCATGTTGAACACCTGGGCGAGCCGGTCCATCGGCAGCGGCGGTTCGAACCAGCGGCCATTGTGCCAGATCTCGAAATAGTCGGTCAGCTCGCGCCGATCGATCACGCTTTCGGCATCGCCGAAGCTGAAGGCCATCGCCTTCGATGGTTCGGAAGCCTGGGCGGTCGTCAGGGTCTGGTCAGTCATCGGGTCGGTTCCTTTCGGCGGGTCAGTCGGAGAAGATCACCTGGGCGACGCCGCCGGCGTCGATCGCAGCGGCGATGTCCAGGGGTTCATTCGAAAAGGCGTGAAGGATCGCCCAGGCTATGTCGGCATGCCCGATCTGGCCGTTCCTGCTGGCGGTATAGGTCACACCCTTCCCGCTGCCGGTCAGCGCGGGGCGGATGGCCATGAAGGCTTGCATCACATCCGACCAGCCCTGGTCGAATTCGACGCGGTTCGAACGGAACAGCGACTGCCCTTTGATGACCAGGGCGGTCTTCGTCGCGACCGAATATTCGATCGACCGCACGTTCGGGAACCACCGCTTCACAAGTTCGAAGACCGCGCGGCCATGCCCTGTCGTGTCGATCGAAATGTCGGTCACGTTATAGCGCGCAGCGATCGACCTGATGAAATCCGCCTGACCCTGGAAATCCAGGTCGTTCATCCGATACTTGTCGAGAATCCGAAGCTTGCCGACGCCTGGCTGGTCGGGCGGCGCGATCACCGCCAGGGCGGCATCATCGCGCCCCTGCTTGTTCGGGTCATAGCCCAGCCAGACCGGCTTGTCGCCGAACGGGCGACCGCCTGGGATGTCGAGCAAGGCCGGCCGGAAATCGCGCCACCTATAGAAGCTGTCGACCCGCGCCGGCGCCAGGCGCGCCCAGGGGAAGCTGCTGGCCGCATCGTCGACGAATTCGCATTCATAAAGGTTTCGAAATTCGTCTTCGCTCGATTCCGCGCGCAGTTCTTCGATGTCGACCAGTTCGCCCAGCCCGCCCGCGATCGCGTCCTGCAGCGTGACCACCTGGCACCAGCTGCCATCGGGCAGGATCTTCCCGCCGGCCAGATTCTTGTGACTGCAGTCGAAGGGCCGCTGCTTGGCCTTGGGCTTGCCCAGGTTCCATTCTTCGCCCGACCAGAAGGCGAAGGCTTCATGGGTTTTCGTCGAAGGCGTCGAAAAATAGGTCCGCTTGAAGATCTTATGGGTCGCCATCGCGGCGGCGACCTTGCGCAGCTGCGCGAAGCCATGAACCCAGAAGAATTCGTCGAAATAGAAGTCGCCGCTTTCGCCCTGGGCCGTGTTGGAATTCGTCGAAATCGGATAAAGGCCGACCATGTCGAGCGCCAGCGGGTCGCCCGCGTCATCGGTCAGCCCGCCGAAGTCGATCATGATCGGGTCGCCGGCCAGGTCGACATCGCAGACCCGCTTCACCCAGCTGACAATCTCGCGTTTGAACTTCAGCGCCTGGCGCTTCGATGCCGAAAGGAAGATCTGGTTCCTGGGCTGCTGACCATCCAGGACCGCTTCGGCGATCTTCGCCACCGCTTCGCGGGCGAAATACCAGGTCGCGCCGATCTGGCGCGACTTCAGGATCTTGCGGGTCCGCTGGTCGCGCTGTTCCCACCAGGCGGCTTGATAGGCGAAGTTTTTGTCATGGAAGTCGTCTAGCAGCGCCTGCCACTGGTCGCGGGTCAGGAAGTTCCGGCGCTTTTCCTCGCGCTTGGCCTTGGCCGCGTCATCGTTCCGGCGTTCGATCTTCGGATTCAGGTCGCCGGCCTTGCCGGTCTGTTCGAACTTGGCAATCCGCGCCGACCGTTCCATCTGGCGCATCAGGAAGTCGACGCGCTTCATGTCGCCTTCGGTCAGGTCGGGCTTGTCCAGATAGCCCGCGATCTTCGCTTCGATGCGGTCTTCGATGATCTGGCGCGCGCTGACATCATCCCAGTCGCCGCGTTTTTTCCAGCTGGCCAGGGTTTGATAAATGATGCCGAGTTCCTGGGCGATCGCGGTCAGCGACCACCCGCGCCAATAGAGCGACCGCGCCTGGCGCTTCAGGAACGCGGCGGTCAGGTCGGTCTGGCCATCGGATGCGGGCAGCAACTGCATGGCCTTGCCATGCACCCCGACGCTGGGGGCTTGGCTATCGCCCGACGCGGTCGAAGCGGAATTCACCCGCGCGGGGCGTTGCATGAAGCGCCCCAAGCAAGGCCTTAGTGCCAGGAACCGAAGCGCCTGGTTCGGCGCAGCAGACCCTGGAGCCTGAACATTATGAAGACGAAGCCCTTCCTGCTCGCCACCGCCGGCGCGACCGTCGACGGTCGCACCATCGACGCGGAAATGCTTTCCCAAATGGCCGAAGGCTATGACCCGAAGGTCTATGGCGCGCGCCTCAACATCGAGCATGTTCGCGGCATCAGCGGGCAGTCGCCGTTCCGCGCTTATGGCGACGTTCTGGAACTGTCGGTCGACGATGTTGATGTCACCATCCACGGCAAGACCGAACGCCGGCGCGGGCTGTTCGGCGTCCTGGATGTCACCGACGAAGCCAAGGAACTGAACACCGCCGGCCAGAAGGTTTATCCTTCGATCGAAATCGAACCCAACTTCGCCAACAGCGGCAAGGCCTATCTGATGGGCGTCGCCCTGACCGACAGCCCCGCTTCGGTCGCGACCGATCGGCTGCAGTTCAACCGCGCCCGCCCTGGCGCGCTGACCCTTGCCGCCGATGCGCCCGAACAGGCCTTCGCGATCGAATTCCCCGACGCCGGCCAGGACGCGGGCAGCCAGAACTTCCTGACCCAGCTGGGCGGGATGTTCGACGCCTTCGCCAGCAAGCTGACCGGCGGCGCCAAGCCCGAAGCCAAGCCCGAAGCCAAGCCCGAAGGCGAAGCCGGCGGCGCGCTCGACTTCGCGCAGCTGCGCCCGCTGTTCGAAGACATGGCGAACCAGTTCGCCGCCCAGATTGCCGCGCTCGAAACGAAGATCGCCGACCAGGCCGACCAGTTCGCGCTGAAGGTGAAGGCGATCGAAACCACCGTCGAAACCACCCCGATCGACGCCTATCAGCGCCGCCCTGCCGCCACCGGCGCGCATGGCGACCGCGCGAAAACCGACTGCTAACCCCTGCCGCCCTTCCTCACCACCAGCCAGCCCAACCGCCCCGCGTCGCCTGAAGGAACCCGAAAATGAAGAACGCCACCCGCCTGCTGTTCGGCGCCTATGTCTCCCAGATCGCCCTGGTCAACGGGCTGGCCGCGCCTGCCGACCCTTCGACCGGCCTGTCGAAGTTCAACGTCGCGCCGAACGTCGAACAGAAGCTGGAAGAACGCATTCGCAATTCCAGCGAATTCCTGTCGATGATCAACATGGTCCCTGTGACCGAACAGTCGGCGGCGGTCCTGGGCGTCGGCGTTTCGTCTTCGCTGGCCGGTCGCACCGACACCAGCGGCGGCACCCGCCGCAACCCGACCGCGATGGGCAACCCGTCCGAAAAGCACACCTATTTCTGCCGGAAGACCGATTTCGACTGGTCGATGCGCTACGCCCTTCTGGACGCCTGGCGCCACCGCCCCGACTTCGAAACCCTGATGCGCGACGACATCCTGCACCAGCAGGCGCTTGACCGCATCATGATCGGATTCAACGGGACCAGCGCGGCGGCGACCACCGATCGCGTCGCGAACCCGCTGCTGCAGGATGTCAATGAAGGCTGGCTGCACAAGATCCGCACCGATGCACCGGCGCAGGTCATGGATGACGGGAACCTGACCGTCCTTTCGGGCGGCGCGAACAATCCCGCGTTGCAGGCGATCTATGTGAAGTCGGGCGGCGTGCTGTTCGATGGAACCAACCCGACCGACGCCGAAGCCGACTATGCGTCGCTCGACGCGCTGGTTCTCGACGCGAAGCGCGGCATTCATGAACGTCATCGCGGCGATACCGACCTGGTCGTCATCGTCGGGCATGATCTGCTTGACGACAAATATTTCAGCATCGCCCAGAAGACCGGCGACACCGCGACCGAACAGGAAGCGACCGATCGCATTCTGATGTCGACGAAGATGATCGGCGGTCTGGTCGCCTACCGTGTCAGCGGGTTCCCCGCGAACGCGATCCTGATCACGAAGATGTCGAACCTGTCGATCTACTGGCAGGAAGAAACCCGCCGGCGCTTCCTCAAGGATGAACCGGAGTTCGACCGCGTGGCGAACTATGAATCGGTCAATGAAGCCTATGTCGTCGAAGAATACGAACTGGCTGTCCTGGTCGAAAACATCGTCATCGGCGCGGCGCCTGCGCGCCCTGCCGCCTGATCTGACTGCTAGGCGCGGGGGCTGACCCGCGCCGCTTCGAAGGCTGCCGGCGGGTAGGACTAGGCC